ACCTTCACTTCTTGCCGAAAGCCTGCGTGCCAAACCAGAAGGCAATGATTGACGACAGTATCAGCATCTCGTCATCTGAGAACACTTCAGCCATTGCAGCGGCAAACGGCACGCCTGTGTTGTAGGCATACCAGACGCCTGCGATGTTGATGGCGACGAGTTCTAGCACAAAGATGTAGGTCACAACCGGACGCACCGACGCACGCAGGTTGATCATCCATTGGGATGCGCCTTTGCCAATCTCAATGTCGTGCTGGTACAGGGCTTGGCGTTCCTCGCCTGCCGTCTGCGTCTGAATTTGCTCTAACTTAATTTCCTCAACCCGTGCCTGCGCGATAAACCCCCGCTCTGCAAGGGCTAGTTCGCGCTCTTTCTGAGCGGCAACAAGGGCAAGTTCGTGCTTTTTGTCCTGCCGGTCTTGGAAGATCTCAAGGATCTTAGGCAGTCCACCTGCGAGGAAAGACAGGAACGTGCTAATCATTGTCATCATTTGTTGCGTTCCTCAAGCAATTTGACCCGCAGTTGTAGGTCGTAAATCTTATCTAGCAGTTCTTCTTTCTGCTTCTGGCGATTAGCGGCGCTGATCGGGCTGTCCGTTGGTACGCCCTCTGGCGTAATCAGGGCGGGCATCTTGCCCTCTATGGCGATCAAACGATTGTTGAACGATGTGATTTCCGACAGCAGCCAGCCGACAGCGGCCAGCAACACCGGAAACAACATATCGACAATCTTCTGCATGTTCATTACTTGTCAGCCTTTTCGTCCAACTTGTCCCAAATGCGGGTCAGGATTTGCTCAATACGCTCTAAGGCGGACTTGTAATCATCGCGGCGTACGAACTGGTGCATCATCTCTTTGTGGTCACGCTGAAGGTTCTCTAGGCTCGTCGTAATCGAGCGCAGCGTCCATCCGGCAAATGCCGCAGCCACAGTCATCGCAATGTTGAAAGCCGCCTGATAGTCCACGTCACTTCTCCAAACTTAACTTGAGTGCGCCTTGCAGCATGTTACGGCCTCAGTTGGTTGCTTGGCCGCGGCGCCAAGTTGTTAATCATCATTGGCTGCTCTTGAAAGTCTTTTGCAGCGCGACTAGTAACTTGCACCTGCGCGGCTTGTGCTATCTGTCCAGCAAATTTGTTCCACGACTCTGCGTTTTTAAACTGCTTTAGAAACACACTCCGTTCACGAGCCGGAATTTGATTAAGCACACGATTAAACTCGCGGCCTGACTGGGCTGAACGAATCAAAGTTTCTAAGGTTTCCGCTTTCATTTTTTGCTCAAGCCCAGCCACAACCTCGTTAACGGTTGTTGATGCCCGAGTAAGGAACGGAAGCCGAAAGCGAACACTGCCTTTCTTTTCTGCTTCAGTCAGTGCCGCTCGACCAGCAGCCGCTTGTTTAACAGCGGTAGCATCCAAATCTAGCGTATCGGCAAGTTTTTTAAGGAATGGCATGTCTTTAGCCATTTCCTTGCTAATCTTGTAACGGCCTGATCCAAACAAGTCTTCCACCACGTCTGGCGATTCGCCACGAACCAAATCAATAATTTGCTGTTTGGACTCTGGCGTGCCCTTGGCATACAACTGCCGAATCTGATCAGCCAGTTCCATACCCTTGATGGACGACATGCCACCTTCAACAGACTTCAGGTAATCCCTAAAGCCTTTTCCGCCAGCCCTCTCAATAGCGTCGTCGAATAGCGGCTTAATTTCTGTCAGCACACGGGCGGCAAAACGCTCTTGCGCCTTAGCGTCCATGTTTGGGTTCAACTCACGGATAACGCCAGCAACGGCGTTCTTACGAATGGCATACAACGCTTCTGGCGTCACAACGCCAAACTCGTTGGTCCAGTCGTTAACCATGTCCACAACACGCGGAATGGCCGTAGCAGCCTCACGGTTAGTCGCAACTTCCGGGTTACGCAATAACGAGTTTAGGCTGCCAGTCAGTTTGGGCGCCGATATAGGCTCGATGCCGCGAGCCTTCATGCTTTCAAGCACGTTCTCTGCTGCGCGAGCGCGGCCACCAGCACGCAATGACTCTTCTGCTGCTTCCCCAGCACGACGCTCTGCCACGCCCATTAACTGACCGGGGAACGTATATCGCACGGGCGGACGAGGGGCAGCACCAGCAGATGCCGCTCTTGCGCCACCGCTGGCTACCCATGACTTTGCCCACTCTTCAGCACGATCAATCGCCGGAATAAACCGGCGAACCTTATCTACAGCATCTTTAACTTCTGCGCGAGCGTCATCGGCAATCGTTTGCAACTTCGGAATTACTTCGCCGGTTTTGCGAGCCGCCGCAAATGCCTCTTCTCGCATCGGAGTGGTTACGCCGGTCAACGACGCCTTGGCGCTTTCACGAGCGGCGCGGGCCGTCTCAGCGGTTGGACCACCAGCAATCCGAGTCAACTCATTAACAACGTCTTGCGATTCGCGCTGACGGAACGCATTGATAACTTGTTTCGGATCGCGTTGCTCTGCACGAGCCAACAATGCTTGCAGCAAAGGCAAATCCATGTCAGCAATCAATCTGCTAACAGGAACATCAGGCTGCGCGTCCCGCATGGGGATTTGCTGACTAGCGATTGCTTGCTTCAGAGCATTGACTTCGTTGTTGGCGGCTGTGCGGATTAACTCGTTAGCACGAATGTCAGGGGTACGGCCAGAAAGGGCGTCTACAACGGCGCCACCACCCTTTGCCAACACTTTGGCTACGGGCGGCAATACTTGCGTCGCAGCCGCTCCAAATGCGGCTGCTTCTGGAGCCGCTTCTGGCTCAACCACTAACGCGCCACCACCTGCTGCGCCAGCGCCGCCAAGCATCTGGACGCCACGACGGGTCACAGCGCTAGTAGTAGCAGGCAATCCAGTTCTAAATCCGCCTGTTTCTAATGACGTAGCAATCGGAGCAAGAAATCGTTGTGTTGCAGGGATAGCCGTTGCTATGCCACGGGTAATGCCACCAAGTATCGGCCCAGCCAAAAGACTGCCAGTAAAGCCAGCAAACCCTCTAACCGCAGCCTGACGCTCTTCTGGCGTCATGCTGGTTTCGGCTACCTGAGCGCGAAAGCCGGTTGCGCGGTCGCCAATATCGCCAATCGCAGGTAGTCTACGAGACGGTATTTCAGCCTCCGGTGCAACCACGCGTGGCTGTGCAGGCGCAGCAGGCGGAGCGGTCTTAGCCAGATAAGCGTCTGGATCAAAAGCCGGTCCTTTTTTTGCCAAATACTTATCTGGATCAAAAGCCATTATCGAACTCCGAGTCGTGCCTTGATTTCCGCCGCTCGTGGATCGGTTGGATTGGAGTTAGCCCAATTCAACGCTTGTTGATCTTCGGTGCTTAATGTAGCCGGAGCCTGACCACCCAACCGGGCTTTTTCTTCGGCTTTTCGCACGCCGTTCCTAATGATCTCTTGGAACTCACGTCCTGCCTTAATAAATTCTTTTTCGTTTTGCGCCAGATTCATTCTGGTTATTGCAGCCGTGGCTCTTTTGCCTTCTTCGTTTGCAATCGCACCGCCACCACGCAACGTGTCGTAAGCCTGCAAGAATGCAGTACCAGTTGCTTGGTCATACATGGCTTGAAAACCCGCAGCATCCGTACCCGGAATCAATCGAGCGCCGGGCTTCCAAGTGGCGCCAACGGCATCAACAAATCCGGGGTGGGGCGCAGTACCTTCTTCTATAACCTTGCCGTTCTTATCAACCTTTTGGGGCTTTCCAATCATGTCATCCAAAAGCGCCAATGTTGTATTTGCTTGGTCAATAGCCCCCGGCAGTTCCGCTTGAGCCTGAGCCAAAGCCTTGCCAGTAAATTGTGCCGCTGCCTTCATTTGCTCAACGCGGCCTAAATACTGGAAGTCGCCTTCTCGATCAAACTTCTCACGCTGCAACTGAAGTTCGCCACGGCGCAAATTAAGATTCGATGTGGACAGTCTTCGTTGGAACTGTCGCTCATTTTCAACGCGAACGCGCTCTTCCTCGTCAAACTGCTTTTCAAGCGGCGTTAACTCATCAACATACGCTTGAATAAGTTTTGGCGTAGAGGCGGGATCAAACGCTTGCGGAAACCTAGAAACGTCATACCCCATATCCGTTGCTAATTGAAGGCGCGTTCCATAAGAAGCCGGGTCTTTTATTGCTCCGCGCAAAAGACTCATCGTGTTGTTTAAGGTTTCCCTTAACTGCTTTCGCTCTTCTGATTTAATTTCCAAATCGGTTTTTTTAGCAGTTCGTTGGGCAGCCATAGCCTGCGAAAGCGATTGCGCTACAGGGGCGCCGCCGGGTGTTACGGCAAGTCGATTTAAAAATGATGGGTCTGCTAAGTCCTTTTCTGTGGCACTAGTCAGCATGTTCCGAAGCGCAGCCTTTTCTTGCATGTCTCGCATGGCAGCGGCTTCTTGAGTTCTTGCTAAACGATTGGCACGACCGATTTCCATGCCTTGTGCGTAAGAGCCAAGAACATTTGTAGGTTCAAGTTGAGTTGCGCCGATAATTGCCATGACTTACCCCAGATTTGCGAATTGAGGGCCGCGATAATTAACCGCCATCAAATTTTGGCCGCCACCGGGGGTTACGTTTTGCGGTCCAAAATAACCGCCCCTGTACATGCCATATCCCATCGCAGCCTGACCAAGCGCATTGCTTAAAGCATTGGCTTGGCCTAAGTAACCGGAAGCGCGAGCCTGACCAGCCTGCGTCATTAGGTTGCCGACGTTGGCGCCCATTTGACCGGCCTGACCAGCAATTTGTTGAGCAGAGGCTTGCCCAGCGCCGTACAAACTACCAAGGGCGCCAAGGCGCGTGCTTAACTGAGCCTGAGCGCGATTAAACGCGTTCATATATTCCTGCGAGGCCAAGTCTTGCCCAAAACGCTGAGTGCCTTTGAGCATTGAGCCGGACAGCAATCCGCCACGAGCGGCAGCAGATCGCTCTAGCGCCTTCTGGCCTTCCGACAAGCGGAACGCGTAACCGGGGTCCATCTGCATGTCTTCGGGACGGAACTGACGAGTTAGCATCCCGTAGTCGGCAGCAGAAGCGTCACCGCCAATACCCAGCAAGCGCATCAGTTCGTTCTGCGAGGTAATACCTGCCTGCCGAAACGGCTCTTGCAGTTCTACCTGACGCTCAAACGTCTCGCGTTGAACTTGCGCGGCCTGATCGGCGGCCTGTCGCTGTGCTTTAGCGGCCTTGCTTGCGCCCCTAGCGGACGCTGCGCCACCAACCAATGCACTACCAATAATTGCTGTTTCGATGCCCATATTAATGGCCTCTTACGAACATGCCGTCGTGTTGAACGAATCCCAATCTTTCCAATACGCCGTGCATGTATTCATGCCCCGGAGTTACCTTTGTCGTAATACGATCTTTTGCAAACAGTTTGGACAGGATGCCTTTTGTTGCCCATTTACGGCGCCATTCCGGCAGTACCGAAACATGCAATTCGTCACCCTTAAAATACGCTGCACCAATACATTTGTCATCTCGAACAATGGCTTTCACGTCCCAGTCTTTTAGCGCATCTGCATACGCTTCAAACGAAACTGGGCTGTTCCAATCGGTTGCCTGATAACCGACTTGCAAGGCTAGTTCTCGATTGTCGGCTAGGCCGGTCACGACACTTCCCGACCAGAGGATCGGATGTTGATCGCCGAGGCAGTCCCGGCAATCGTGGAGATAAACCCACCCGGTTGCAGCACATGGCCGACCAACTCAGGGAACGTATACGTCTCCGAGGGCAGTAACGTCTTGGCCTTAATGATCAAGTTCTGGTTGCCCGACGAGTCAAACTGCGTCACGAGGTTGACCGACAGGGTAGCCGCCGACGCGCTGTAGTTCGTCGCAGTGAACTTGTCGATGATGGCCGATACGTTCGTAGCCACGTATTGGGTTACTTGCGTGTTCTCGGCAATCTTGGCCGGGATCAGGACTTTTACGTTAACTGCCATGTGTCACCTAAAAGGTAAATACCATTCGGACGCGACCGTTAGTGCCGACCAAGCCCGGATCGCCGCCCTCTACCGGGTCGCCACCGTTGCCGCCAGCGCCAGCAGTGAGGCTATTATCGCCTACGATGCCCGTAGCGCCGGTTTGGGTAAAGGCAGCCCCTCCGTTGCCATTTACTGACGGCGGCACCGTACCGCCCGTCTGCGTGCCTCCAGCGCCCTGCTGGCTGCCAAATATGCCAATACCGCCGTAGCCGCCAAAGCCGCCCGTAGAGATCATTTCGTCTAGGGCGTAGGTTCCGGCGTAGACAACAGACTGGGTGCCAGCGCCGCCCACAGCGTCGCCTACAGTGCCGCCTCTACCGGCAGCACCGACAGTGTACAGAATAGTTTTAAGGGCATCTGGCGCGGTTAACACAATGACTCGTTTAGCGTAGGCACCGCCGCCACCACCGCCACCGGGGTTCTCTTGGGGTTCATACAAGAACTCGCCAAATATCTGGGTGACAGTGCCGTAGCCACCGCCACCGCCTGCGCCCCACACCTCAATGGTGACGCCCGTGGCTCCCGTGGGAATCGTGACGCTACCCGACCCAGACGAGAAGTCGAATACACCGGCACCGGCTCCCCCCGTCGTGCCTGCAATCGCCGCTGCTAAGGTAGCGCCGCCCATTAGGACAATCCCGCTCCGCTGATCAGCCAAGACGTGCTGCCAATCTTGACGCAGGTAGCCAAGCCGTTACGAGCCAAAGTGCGGGTGCCGGTCGTGGTGCTGTTCGCCAGAGTCAGCGTGTCAGTCGTAATGGAAATCGACAACGCGCTGGTATTGACGTTGACGATAATAATCACGGTGCCCACCGGGAACGCGACAGCAGAGTTAGCCGGAATGGTCAGCGTCAGGCTGGTGCCGTTCATCAGAATCGACTTACCGCGATCTGCCAACACCAACTGGTAGTTAGCCGTCTTAGATACCTGCGGTGCTTCTCGATAGCCGACCGCATAGTTGGCGCTAACCGTATCGTTGTCGGGGATCAGCGGCGTGCCGGTAAACGTCGGCGAGGCAATCGGCGCATAGGTCGCCGCAGCGGTCGCTGCCGTAATGCTGTCCGTAATGCCGTAACCCGCCAGCGTCGTCGGCGTGCCGGTGATGGTTGACCACGCCACGCTTTCGGTGGAGATGTCATTAACGCCCGCAATATCGTCGTACTCACCAATCTGAACGTCGTTAGAGTTAGTCAGTACGAAACGATACTTAACGCCTTCGGCCAACCACATGTCCTCGGGCAACCGTCCGCCAGAGTCAAGGATGATGGGGTTAGCGTTGGACGTAGTGCCGCTAATGGACGTATACGTCGCTCGCGGGGTAGTAGTGCCAGCGTCGTAGGTGTAGATCTTTCCGCCCGACAGCACGGCGCCGTCGTCGGTAAAGAACTGCGCCCCGGCTCCTGCAAAGGCTGAAAGATAAACGGTCATAGAGATACCTGCGTCATAGTAAGGATGACTGACGGAATACCGGGATGAACTGCGGTAGCGGCTTCCGCCAAAATTTGAACAGATGTGTCGTCGGCTGCCCACATCAACTGGAGATAGTCTCCGTTTGACATGGGCACAAATATGTTTGCTGCCACAAAGACTTCAGCGTTGTTGCCTTGGATACGAACTTGCGACCCAGTGTAAGGCACATCAACGCCATTGACCCTGACCCACACCCAAAACAATGCAGTACCGCCAGAAGTCTTGTCCAACTGCAATGAGAACTGCATGTTGTAGACAGTGGGCCGAGTGACTTTGATATGCGAAGACGCAGCGGGGTCTATGTACACGCCATAACGATTTGACGTGTTGTTGAACGTCATCGCATACGGCGTATTAGCCGCTGCTGCCGTCTGAGTCGTTGTTGAATAGAACGCGCCGTAGTTGACCGGGTTCGGTTCGTATCGAGCCGTACCTTTTTGCAGATCGTCTATCTGGCCTTTGACTACCGCCATCTCGTCCTCGACGTTAGCCGCCAACGAAGGCGTCAACTCAAGGTCAGCGATCGTGGTCTGCGTCGTGCCACCACCCGTCAACTGAAACTGATTGTTGAGAAAGCGGAACCATTCACGCGAAATCTGGCCGGTGCGCTCGTCAATAAACGGCACACGCGGAGCAGGGATTTGCGTGATGTTCTGGGTCACGACGCTGTACCGCTAATCTGCAACTCAGCGCCCATGATGGCGACCTTAACCGGATCGGTGCCGCTAATCTCGTACACACGGTCACGCAGTTTGGTCGTCATGCCGAGGCGGCGGAAGATGGCACGAGTACCGTACTGGCCGATGCGGCCCATGGATACCTGGCGCTCGCCATTCCAAGTGTGGCCGCCGTCATCTGACCAACGCAGCATCAACTGCGGGTCAGCGCCAGTGGTGTAATCCACGTCCAAAATAATGTCTTGGCCGATTTCGGTTTGCAGGATTTGCGACAATTCGCTGCCCAAAAACTGCTGGTCAGTGAACG